TTAAAGATTCATTAATTAAAATGGCTTTGAGAAGATTAGGCAAACCAATTGTTACAGATATTAGAAAAAATATTAAAACAAGAACAACAACAAGTATTGAAAAATACGGAAATAAAAAAGATAAAAAAGGTAATTTAAGAAAAAGTATTGGTTTTATAAAAGGCATAAAGCATAAAAAATTAAAACCATACGTGGTTGTTGGTGCAAGAGTTTATGGTCAATATGAGGGTTTCCATGCTGAATTTTTTGAAAAAGGGCGTGAACTATCATCAAAATTAAATTACAAAGGTAGAAAAGCATTTAGAGATGCTGTAAAAAAGAATGGAACAATAACAATAAAAAGAGTAAGGGACGAAATGATCAAAATATTAGAAAGACGTAAAAAAATAAAAGGTTTATAATGGCTTTATCATTAGCAATAGATTTTGGTAATTTTATATATAAAAGATTTAAAAATGATAATAGAATATTTGATCCTGGTTTTTTAGCTGGTTCATCTTATTATATACAACCAGCACCAATGCGAAATCAGGATGGAAGTTATGGAATTACTTATTCTATTGATGCAATGAATCCAATTTATACTAAATTAGAGTTAACTGGATCAGAAACAGCACACAGACAAAAAGCAAAAATATTATTAGTTGATTTTTCACTAGAAGTTTTTGCAAAAGATTATGTTAAATTGCAAACAATAACAAAAAAAGCAATACAAGTAATGGAAGAAACGCCAAAAGGAACATTTGCATTAAATAGTCTAGATAACATTGAAGTATTGTCAATTATATTTGATAATATGTCATCAGATTATAACAAACAAAGAAGGAATTACATAAACGACGTTAGTTTTAAAGCACGTATAATTAATTAAAAAAAAAATAAAATGGCACTAGTAAATGGAACAGATTTAATTTTAAAAGTTGGTACAGATAGCACTAATGAAGTTATCATTGCACATGCAACATCATGTACATTAGATGTAAGCGTTGAGGAAATAGATCAAACAACAAAAAGCAGTGGTGGGAAAAAAGACGTTATTATGGGGACGTCAAGTTTTACAATTTCAGTTGAGGCATTATATGATTCCTTAGCAAATATAAGTTCAGAAAATACTGCAGAGGATTTATTTTCTCTCATGTATGCAAAAACAAAAATATTTTTTGAATTTACATTACCAACACCAGGAAGTGGGGAGGTTTTTTATAGTGGTGCTGGATTTTTGTCATCATTAAGTATTACAGGTGGTGTTGAAGATCAAGCAACTTATTCAGCTTCAATAGTTGGCACAGGAACATTAGGAACAACAACAGTAGCATAGTATTTTTATGGTTGAAGTAATTAAAATTAATACAAAAAGTTATCCAGTTAAGTTTGGATTTAATGCATTAAGGCATTTCACAGATTTAACTGGCATGACTTTAAACGAAATTTCAAACATTGCAAATGATTTGAATTTATCACATGCAATAATTTTGATTTATGTTGGTTTAAAAGATGGTGCAAGGGTAACGCAAGAAAAATTTGAATTGTCAATTGATGATATTGGTGACATGCTTGATAATGATAATACAATTATTGAAAAGATGATGTCAATATTTAGTAAACAAATGTCAGGGAAAAGTAAAAAAAAAGTGACGAACAAGAAAGCATTGAAGAGGAGTTAACATTTGACAGACTAGAGGAACTTGCATTTGGTTATTTAAAGTTAACACCAAAACAATTTTATGATTTAACACCACGTGAATTTGGAAACATGTTTAGTGGTTTTATGGAACTTGAAAAAGAAAGAAACAAAGTTGTTTGGGAAGTTAACCGACAATTGGCATCAACTTTATTGTTACCACATGTGAAAAACAAATCACAAGTTGAACCAAAAAAAGTTTGGCAATTTGCATGGGATAAAAAAGAAACACAATCAAAACCAATGTCAAAGGAAAGATTGATGTATTTATCTAAAAAAAGAAAAAATGGCAGTAAGTAATATTAATGTACGTATTGGTGTTGATTCAACACAATTTACAAAAGGGTTAGCAAAAGCACAAACACAACTGCGTCGTGCTGGGCGTAATATGGAAAATATTGGAAGGTCAATTATGACAAATATGATCGCACCAATGACAGCATTTGGAACAGCATCTGTTTTAGCATTTAACAAACAAGCACAAGCCGAAGCACAATTACGTACAGCTTTAAAAGGTAATGAAGAGGCATTTGAAAGATTAACACTAAAAGCATCTGAATTTCAAAATCAAAGTTTATACACAGACGAAGATATAATTCAACAAATGGCATTTTTGCAAACTATGAATTTGACTGAAGAACAAATTACTAGTTTAATTCAAGCATCAATGAATTTAGCAACAGGTGCAAATCAAACATTAGAATTTGGGGTTCGTAATTTAGCAAAAACATTTGGTGGTTTAACAGGTGAACTTGGTGAAATATTGCCACAACTTAAAAATTTAACAAAGGAACAATTAGAAAGTGGTGAAGCAATTACATATGTTAACGAAGCATTTATGGATCAAGCAAAAGCTGTTGCTGAAGTTGGTACAGGACCATTAATACAAGTTATAAATGCTTTAAAAGATTTAACAGAAACAGTTGGAAAAGAGTTAGAACCTGAACTTGATAAATTAACAAAAACATTATTAAATTTATCAAATAGGTTAAAAGAAATGCCAAAAGAAGATATACAATTTATGATCAAGAGTTTTAAATTACTTGGTGAAATTGCATTGACATTTTTTATTTTTGGTAAAATATTTAAGATATTTGGAAAATTAGCTGGTGTATTTAAAAAGATGCCAAAATTTATTAGTGCAACACGACAACAATTTGCTAATTTAGGTAATTTCTTTAAAAATTATAAAAGCGTATTTAAAGGATTTGGGAAATTTTTTGGATTAAGTGGTGCAGTTGTTGGTGCTGGTAAGGTTGCATCTAACAAGATGAATAAAGAAACCGAAGATACAAAAGATTTAGCTGATGCAACAAAAGATTTAGTTGATGCAACTGATAAAATAATAAAATCAAGAACTAAACTAAATAATATAAATTTACAAAATGTTGCATTTACTGGTTTAGATACACAAAATTTACAACTTAAAAATACATCTTTTTTCTTTCAAAGTCTTGATGAGAAAATTGAAGCAGACAAAATTGCACAATTAGAAAATGCAATTTTAAGTGCTCAGCAAACATTTATAGGTGTAGCAGAAAACATTAGCATGTCATTTGCAAATACATTTTCAGAATTAATTGTTTTTGGTGGTAATTTTGTAAACACTATGAAAGACATGTTTAAAAGCATAATTAATATGATTTTGCAAATGATAATACAAGCACTTGTTTTAGCTGGTATAATGCAACTTGTAAAAGGTGGTCAATTTGGAACAAATTTTGCAAATGCATTAGGTGGCAATTTTTCATTAGGCACAAGGGCATCAGGTGGTCCAGTGTTTGCTGGTCAAAGTTATTTAGTAGGTGAACAAGGACCAGAAATTTTGACAATGGGTTCTGCAAGTGGTAATATAATACCAAATCATCAAGTACATACTGGGGGTGTTTTAACAACGTCAATTAGTGGTAATGATTTACAAATTATTTTAGATAAAAATGCAAGAATAAGTCAACGTAGATAATGAGTTATAGCAAAGTAAGAACATTTAATATTAAAGGTGAAAAAGGAAGTGAATTTTTAATTGAATTGTATTTTAAAAATACATCAGTATCACTTGTTGAAAACAAACCTTTATTTGGTTCTGGTTTTAGTATTACATGGGGTGGTCAAGGTAAGACAAGAAATAAAACGTTTTTTAAAAGTAATTGTAAATTAAATTTACTTATCGAAAATGATGTTGACGAAGCTATGATATATGAATTATTAAATGCTGGGGAACAAAAAGGTTTTATAATTATAAAAAAAGGTAGTAATAATAATATTTTTTGGTTTGGTTATTTAAATACGTCAATAGATTCTTTGAGTAATTCAGGTTATCCATATGAAGTACAATTACTTGCAACAGATTCAATTGGAAGTTATGAATTAAGACAAGAAGATTTATTACCAAATGATTCAACATATACAGATTCAAAGTCAATAAATAATCACATTAGGGATTTTTTAGATGCAATGAATATAAATACAATAAAAGATAAATTTTCAGCTAGTGATAATGACACAATATTTAAAACTGCAATAGATTGGTGGCGACAAGGTGATACAACTGATTCAGATGATCCTTTTGACTTATATTATACATCATCAGCACCATTTAGAAAAAATAAAGAATCAGAGCCACTTAAATATAAAAAATTTGACGTTTTAAAGGGTTCTTTAAGCGTTTTTAACACGAATTGCATGTTGGTTAATGGTAATTACTATTTTACACAACCAAACAGCGTTAAAGACAATACAAATGGCACACAAAGCTATATTAGTTATACTAACAATGAAACAGATGATGGAACAAGTGCAGATGAAACGCATTTACTAACTATAAATCAAAATCAAAATAATTTATTAAATGGGTCAAAATTGTTGTTTGAACCAAATTTTAAAAATGTTTCATGCAATTTTATTAATGGGTCAAATGTTTTAGAGGCATTAAGTGGTGTTGATATTTCAAATTTAATTACTATTGGAATTATACAAGCCACAACAAATACATCTAATCAATTAGTTTTAAATTGGTCATCTTTATATCAAGAAAGATTTGTTGCATCTAATTTATTAAATGTAACTGCACAAAATTTTAATGTGCAAAATAAAGGTAGTATTCAAGTTATTTTAACAAATGGCACACAAACAAGATATTTAAGGAAAATTTCAGATGGTTCTTTAATTTGGGCAGACACAAGTGTTGATTCTGAACAAAAACTAGAATATTTTTATGGTATTGATTCATTTTCAGCTAATGAGGATGCAAACAGTTTTGCAACATTACAAACTGGAAATTTTTTTCCTGATGAAATTTTGCCATTTCAAGTTGCAAACGGTGTTTTTGCAGATACAGGATCAACAGTTTTAACAAATGTAAATTGTTATTTTAATTTTCAATTTCCATTACCATCAATTCCATTTACAGGTGAATTAAAAATTAAACAAACAGCAAACGCAAATGATTATTTTCAAACAGAATTATATTCAGATTTTTTTGGTTATATTATTAGTCAATCAAATCCAAGTGCAAACACAGTTTCACAATTTCATAATAATTTTCCTAAAACACTATCACAACAAATTTTTATTACAAGTGTAAACAATGAAAATCAAACAAATCAAACATTTGGTACAACAATTACACAAACACAAAATGAAACTGATGCAATTGAAAATTTTAATTTAGGTGATTTTTTTGTTGGTTCAACATCTGTTGACAATTCATCTAACGTTAATAACATGTTTAGCGTTCAATATTTAGAAAATAATGTTTATTTACCAGCCACACAAGGTTTTAGACGTGGTGGTACATCAGCAAATTCAACACATATAAATATTTTAAGTTTAC